AAGAAATCCCAACGCGTGGAACGAGAGAACATCCGATTAAGACCCTGCTGGTAATTCAAATCAGCGCGTAGCGAAACAATGCCAATGATCAAACAATGCTCCGTGAAGGATTTAGAAAAACCGTGTCCAGAGATGGACACAGTACCCATCGCGGCCAGATTGCCCTGAGGAGTAGCCGCCGTCACCGACGTCTGCGCAATCGGAGAAATATTCAACGGTGTAGAACCACCGCCGAGATACTCAGGACGCTGAACACGAGCGTCAGGAGATACAACCCCGAAGTGAGCGCGGAGTACTTCCGTATAGCGAGTACCACCTCGAGCGTCACGCTCATACAAACGCTGAACCGCGAACGCCTGGCGAAGCTCATTAATCGTAGCCGCAGTAGCCGTCGATAAGTCGGCTTGCAAACCAGTAGTAGAACCCCAAACAAGCGGCTGATTAGAACCACCTGTCCAACCTGCAGGATAGGTAAAAGCATCAGCGTTTGAGTTGATACTAAAACCACGCTGGGCAGCACCATCCGTAATAGTCGGCTGGACGCCAGAAGTAACAACAGGAGCAGAAGTACCTAACGGCAAATCGACAGCCGTACCCTTTTGCGGCCAAGGAAGGCAAGACGTGAAATAGTCGTGACGCTTGCCACGCTGCAGCAAAACATAATCGGCCGGATTATCCGGACCGTCGTCAACATCGACCACCGGAGAATTCTGAAGATTCTGATCGCGATACCATTCCCGAAAAATTAAATTGTACCCGCGATGAAACAGAGAAGAGTGAACAAGACCAGGGACCTCAGTCGGCAAACCGAAATAATCATGCAACGATGAAGCCAAATAACCAGTAACGGCAGTAGAAGTCATGGTAGGGACAACGAACGAAGTAGAGTCACCCGGATTCGCTTGCTCGCCGTTGAACTTCTGCCAATTGTCCCAAATCAGGCGGATCGGAACCGCAAAAAACTGAGTATCCATGAACATATTGTCCATGACCGGTTTGAGAGGCGTAGCCAAACGACCAAAAATAGACGCGTTCAACGTGAACGTATCGCCGGGCAAAGCCTCGTCACAATAAAACGGAACGAGATAGCCGGCATCGAAAGTAGTCTTGTAACCGTGTGAACGGTCGAACTGAGAACGCTGAATCTCAGCGCGCGGAACCTGCGAAAACTTGTGAGACATGACGGACTTCATGAGACACCCCCAGAAACAACAACATCCTCCGGATCACGATTGCGCAGGAATTCCTCGAAAGCAATATGGCGAGGATCAACATCAGGGCCGACAAACATCAACGCACAGCCCAGATTGACATGGGCCTTCAACGGCGTGAGTTGACCAGCGACGTCGTCAAACTCGGCAATCTCAAAGAGAGTGTAATCAGCCGCATGACGGCAGAAGTTATGAGTCGAATCCTGAGCCGCTGCAGTAAACGAACGAATAGCCACGGCGCGATTCTGAGAAACAAAGGGAGGCAAATAGGCTTCCGCCTTGGAATCATAAACAGAGAAAACATTAAGTTTCATCTTCAAGTCCTCGCTTAAGGTTAGAAAGACGTGCGCGCTGCACCTGCTCGCGCACAATAAGACGCTCCGGAGTCCTATCGGACAAAAACGGAGCGGCATTCTTCTCGCGCTGCAGCTTCAACGCTGCCAGCTCGAAAGGAAATTCCTGAGAAAACAAACGATCATAATAACGAGGCGGGCGCATCTTGACGCCACGCACCACAACAAAATCAGACGGATAAACATCCGTCTTGAACTTATCCAGCCAAGGCTTACCAATGCCGGGGCGACGACTCATGGTCGTATATTCCGGAGACACTTCAAACCACTCACCCGTTGCAGGATCAACGCGAGTGTAATGCTCCGTGGAATCAGTGCCAAAAACTTTCTTCATGACGTACCTTGCAACATACGCTGCAGATTCGAAAGTAACTTCACCAACAGAGCTATGGCCGCGAGTCCATACACGAGACAGGAAATCAGAAGTGAAGAGGCGATTGCCGCCCTTCTCGGAGAAAAGAACCTTGTCCTGAAAATCAAAGCCAAAAATGCAAGCGTGATAATGTGGGCGACGAGTACGATCGCCATACTCACCGCAATGATAGTACCGGATAGGAACATCAGTTCGTTTCCTCAAAGACCGAATAAAATCTTGAAAGTGGGATTTATCAAGGCCTGAATCGGCAGGTAAATGAGCATCGTCATATGTAAGAGTAACAAAACAATTCTGGTCATGAAGGGAAGCTTCGTGAACGCAACGAAGCGCCCATTGTCGTGAGCGCTCAAGCAAACAACCGACGCAACGACCGCAAGGTACAGAAGCAGGAAGATCACGAAACCCCTCCTTCGGAGAAAAAGCAAAGCCGAGTCGTCCATTGGAACCGACCCGGCTTTTATAACCCTGCAATGGTGAATAGCATGGCATCAAGAACGCTTCCGAGAAGCACGCAGATAAGAATGACGTTTCTGAGTGCGACGAATGCGATGCGCTTGCCGCCACCAACGATGCAGATGCTTGTTCAAAGACGAATGCCACCGCGCAAACGTGAAGGTACAGAAAAACCACAACCACACTTGGTGCCATACCGACCACAACTGGTGCAACGATACTTCATAAACGAATCCCACCGCGCATCGGATTACCCGAATTGAAATTGCGCTTATGGGTACGAACAGCACCACGAGTAAACGAACGCTTGGAAGAACTACGAGACATACGAGAGCGACGCATAAAAACCCCCCACCTGAATCCTCCCCCGACGGGGGAGGGAATAAAAAAATAATAGCATAGGAATGCAACCCGCCAGCAAGCCCTGGCGGGCGCATCCTGCGCCCGCCTAGGGCATAGAACTCGGCCTCCTGCCTCGAAAAAGAAAAAAAGATAAACAAATCAAATAGATAAAGTGAAACGCACACGAAACCGCGCGCGAGAGATAAAACAAAGACCCAAAAAGGATCATGGAAAACAATGACATAAATGAAAAAAGGCGGGAAATAACGGGGACACCCCGAACCCCAGACTGGCCACAAGGGACCAGTCAGCACTATTACATCAAGTAGACGAATAGTGCAGGCCTGAAAACAGGCCAAAAAAAAGGGACCCCGAAGGGTCCCAAGTCACGCAGCATGGAGAGCCGCGGAGAATTACCCGGGAGGAAGGTCAGGGGCCTTGTCAGGCACCACGACGCCCGGGGAGACAGCGGCTAGCGCCGCCGTCTTAGGAAGGATACCCAACTCCTGCAGCTCCGCAGTACGAGCGGGATCCGAAACAGCCTCAAGAAAAAGACCCGGATCGTTCATAAAACGAGTCCTAACATGGGCAGGCAAAGACATGAAAGCCTGATCAGCCCGAATCACCTGATTACGGGCCTCCTGATAAGACACACCCGAGGAAACATCCTCGTACGTACCCAAAAAAGCACTTACAGGAAGCAAACCCGACTTCTCATACCGCTTCATAATCAAATTAACATCACAGGCCGCCGCCTCAGATTGCTTCGTCATCGACGGACCTTCACAAAAATACTGCTTACGCGGAACAGGACGCATAGACACCTCCATTAAAAACCATCATTAAAATCAGAACCCCGATGGCGCTCGGGGTCACGCTTACCAGAAAAAGCCTTCTTAAAACCTGAAGAGATAGACCGAGCGAGATCAGTACCAACAAACTTCGCACCAAGACCAGACTTTATAGCCTGAGTCTGTTCAGCAAGATTCGCTGCAGATGCCATCTCACGAATAGCAACAGCCGCCGAAGTACGCTCATCCTGACGCGTCTTGGAAGTTACAGCGTTCATCTGTTCAAGCTCAGTATGTAAACGACGCGACGTCTGAGCAGAAGCCACTGCAGGGGTCAGCGTATCCTCCATTAACGCAGAAGCGCCCGACGGCGATGAAGCGCCGCCCTGGGCATAAGCCAACATCGGATTAATACCGGCGGCCTTCATGTCCGCCGTAGCACGTTGGTATGCCGTGGAACTCATGCGTTCCTGAAACGCCATCTGGTCAGAAGCCTGCTCAGCGGCAGCGGCATTTCGCCGCTCACCACCAAGAAGTGAAAGGCCGCCGGACAACAACCCGGCGCCCACTCCACCAGTCATAAAACCAGCCGCCGCTGGAAGAATGGCAGAACCAGCACTACTCAAAATAGAACCAACAGAATCAAAAAAAGACATAGGCCACCTCAGAAGTGGTCGATCATTCCGGGAACACCAAAGACCGGCATCGGACGAGCACACTTGAGAGAAATATACGAATCAAAAATAATATGTGGCTCGGAAGGAACAGCGATCACCCGATCAATCGGCGGAGCTTCGACAATAAACGAAGAATTAAGGACCGGAAGCGAGCCGAAATCCTGAGCGAGATGCCAGAGATCAAGCGACGTCGCAAAGTTGCT